GCGACGGGTGCTGTCGTTGGTGCGGTGAAAGCGCCCTTTAATATATTTAGGGGACTACGCACAGACTTGTTGACAGATGTTGATACTGCTGTGAGGGCAGGTCAAAGAGATATGGCAGATGAGCTGGTTGGAGAAGCGGTTGAAGAAACCCCTCTAGCTGTGGACACTCCCCCTTCTACGGGTATGCAGTCGGGAATGGGTATTGGCGAGCGTCCATCTCAGGGGGAGTTACTTCCTGAGTTTGTTGGCGAAGGCGGGGCTGTAGATTTGGCTGACAGGGAAGCGCTTCTTGCGGCGCAAAGGCAAAGAGAAGCTGTGGCTAGTGGGCAACAGGTTCTGCCAGAAACGGCTGCTGTTGAGTACGATGACTTTGAGGTGCGGCTGTTGGAAGATGAGCTTGTAGAGGCCAGCAGTAGATGGTCAATGCTGAAAGATGAATTGCGTGACTTTAGGGCTGGGAGCTGGGAGTCTGGTGTTGTTAGGCCACCCAAAATGCCAGGTGTGAGAAACCCACGAAGGTCTACTGGGTCAAAGATAGTGTATGACTCGTGGGACATAGACAGACTTAGGGGGAGGCCACAGGAGAGGAAGGTCTATGACCTGTCAAAGTGGAGCGAGAGAAAACTTATGGGGTTGGCTCAGGAAAATGATCTTAATCCTTATATAGACGACTGGTGGAGTTCGGTAGACCCAGAAATAGCACGCTCATTCGATGGTATGTGGAATCCAGAGGTGTCAGATAGAAACATCAAGAGTATTTCGGATGATATTCTTAAAGTTGAGGACGAGATAAAGGCTCTGGAGGCTCAGTATAATGAGCTTATTAAAGCGCAGCCTGCATCTTTAGCTGATGAGGGGTTTGTTGAAGATGTACTGCAAATTGATGAGGGGCTTGGTGGTCCTCCCCCAGGTGATTTGCCTCCAGTCGATGTATCCATTGGCGATGTTAGCCCAGGAAAAGCTCCCCGTTTTCGCTTGGATGACCCGCGGTCCATGAAAGAGACTGTGGATCTGGCTATAACTCCCCATGTGTGGGATAGATTAGCCAGGACTCCAGCGCTTGGATGGATCATGAAGAATCTGAATCCAGCGGCGGTGGCAAATAAGCCTGAGCTGAAAGGGCTTGTTGCCAGAGCCATGCTAATGTCCGAAGGTCAGCAAAAGACGCAGGTAGCTATGGCTAGGCTGATGCGCTTGGGTACGTTCTCCGACTTGTTTGGTAAAATAGATCCGCAGACTGGGTTGATTGCGGAAGGCCCAATAAGTCAGCCAGGTGTAGTTAAGAGATTTACTGGGAAATTTACTGGGAAAATGCTTGGCATTGAGCAGGCTCCATTGCAGGATAATCCCTTTGCGGGGATGGCTCCTAATGACCTACGCACATACTGGCGTAGGTGGAAGAAAGAGGGTCAGTTCTCTCTGCCGCTAGATAAAAAGGCAGGGCAGAAAGTCCCGATTACGGGTGAATTTAAGCTAACGGACCAGCAAGCCGAGTGGCTCAATACTGCCTCTGAGCTTGAGAGGGCCAAGAGGGACTTTCTGAAACGCAACGGTATAGATTTCAAGCTCTTGTCTTTTGAGCGGGGTGGGGAATATGCAGGTAGGCGTGTGTTCGCTAAGGTTGATCGTGACGGCAAGATACTGAAGTCGGTTACTTTCAAGGATAATTCTAGTCAGGGTTTTATAGGGTCACAATTATCGTCGTCCAAGGAAAGAGCCTTCAAGGGGAGTCAGGCAGAGGCGTTAAGAGAGGGATACAGGTATCTGCCAGAAGAAGAAACTCTTGCCATTAACCTACAGGCTGCATATAACAGTGTTGCCGACAGAAAATTTGGTAACTGGTTGCTGGATGAACTGCCTGCTGGGAAGGGTTTAATGGAGGCTGATCCAAGGCTGTCGCTTCGTAAGTTCGCCAAAAACGAGAAGGGTAAGTGGGGCTTTGATGACGAGGCAGCTCGTAAGTTGGGGCCTTTCTTTAGTCGTGCAGGGTTTGAGGGTGATGAGGCAAAGCAGGCGCTCGATATGCTAAAGAAAGAATTGGCCCCTGGGCCAGCAGGTGGTTTTACTACTGCGCTGCAAGCGGTGAATAAGGCTAATGCTGTTGCTAGGTTCTTCACTCTTGCTGGTGATGTAAGCCCGTTTATGATCCAGTTGTTATATACGGTTGGCACAAACCCTGTGGCATTTGGGAAGGCTATGAGGGGGTTTGGGGAGGCGTTCATGGACCCAAACTTCCATGATAAGTATATTGCCAAGCACGCGGATACCTTAAACCTACATGATAGCTTAATAAGTACCCGTCAGGGTAGCGAGTTTACAGAGGCGGTGGATCGCGGGGGTTGGTTAGCAGAAGTGGCGGATAGGCCAGGCCCGATGGGCGGGGTGGTGCAGGGGTTCAATGTATATCGTGGCGGGTTGGCGATGTTTCAACGTGGATTCAACGCAGCCCTGGATGTTGCGGGTGTTGAAATGGCAGAGGGGCTTGAGCATCTGGCAAGGGCAGCGGATGGAAGTTTTGATAGGGCAAAGCTGAAGGAGATAGATGGCTTTGTGAATGAGATACGAGGGTTAGCGTCAAGTGCAAGGCTGGGGGTGTCTCCGTCTATGCGAGAGGTAGAAACATTTCTAATGCTTGCACCTCGGTATAACAGAGCTATAGCAGCTTTGCTTTGGGATACTGCCAGAGGTATTGCTGGTACGGGGCGAGATCAGTCATTGCGTACTAAGCTGGCACGAGATGGTATGGGGAAGGCGGTTGCAGGGTTGTCGGCGTTAAACGTGGCAATTACGACGGCGCACTATACGGCTAATACAGATAGAGATAAGTGGAGTATGGAGGGCTGGCGGGATGCGATAGAAGACCACCTAGTTCCTACATCTAGTAATTTCTTCACATGGGATGTGCTTGGCAGGAACATAGGACCAGGAACAAAAGTAAGAAGCGTGTTGCAGCTTCTGGCACGGAGTGCTATTGACCCTATGGATTTAACCAAGGGCTTTGGCATGGAGAATCCTCTGGTGCGGTTTCTGCGTGGTAGTTCTGCACCTGCTATTAGCAAGGGGGTTGATCTGCTCTCTGGTTATAACTACATTGGTGAGCCAACGAGGGGCGAGGTGGGATCTCTAAGAGACTGGAACGCTGTGCTGCCAAAGATAGTAGCCCCAAACTTTTTCCCCATATGGGCACAGGCGGTAATATTGGAGGGGGGCACTCCCCAAGAGCGACTCCTTGGTGGTGTTGCGGAGTTCTTTGGTGGTCGTGGTTATCCTCTTACGAGGACTCAGGAGCTGCAAAAGTATCACAAGCAAGACCCGCTAAATAAAGATACGCCTTGGGACGAGCTGGGAGGGGATGTGTTGGCAGAGTATGATATACGGTTTACAGAGGAAACTGGCGACCCTGGTCACCGTGGGAAAAGAGGCAGGATTAAGGAAAAGATAGATAATCTCAAGGTGGATCACTATGCAAGGATAGCGGAGGTAGCGGAAGATTATCTTAGTGACGACCCCCTGTCTACTTCGCACCAGCCACAAAAAGCAAAGGATGCTATTGCTAAGTCCAAAGAACAAATAGGCGCTGAACTACATGGCCCTTACGGTTTGTATGAACAGTTGTACGGCAGGGGCGACTTTAAGGAGCCTACCGATAAGGAGTCTTTGCAATACGTTAAATGGAAATACTACGATATGTATGATAATGCCCCCAAGAACGAGGATGGCGATATAGACTGGGACGAGTTTGAGCCTATGCAACAAAAGTTTTGGGCAGGGCTGTCTCAGAAGAAAGCTAATTGGCTGTTGGACAGCATACATCTTACGGAGCAAAGGTATCACCCAAAGGCCAAGCAGCTCCTAGAGGCTACCCGCTGGGTGGCTAACGTCAAGGCCGAAGTAGATGGCGTGGATATCGGCCTGTGGGATATAAACAAGCACCCGAAGGTGATTGCTACGTTAGCGCACTTCGTCCCTGAGCTTACAGCAGAAGAGATAGAAGACTATATGGATCAGGACCGAAACGTGCGGGAGGGGCTTGAGTTGCGTCAGGAAAGGTATCGTAAGCTGGCAGACCTCAAGGGATCTATGGAGGCCGCGCCTAACAGAAGAAATGGCTATAGGGGCGGTATGATATATCAATATAAAAAGGAGTTTGTTGCAGACACTCCCCCTGGGTGGCTAAACACCATGTTGATGTATGACTTTAATTTCCCTGGGGACAACGATATCAGGGAAAGATACAAAAAACTACGCGACGAAATAGGGCCAGAGGCTTTTGTCGCGAAGTTTCGGTTGCCAAACTATCGTGAGGAATATCAGGCTATGAAGCTGGCTCAAGCGATACCCGATGTAGAGCCAGTGGCAGTAGGGGCACAATAACAATATGTTGTGCCTGTTAACAGAATGGTGTATATATATAGAGGAAAAGGAGAATAGGATATGGTAACTCCAGCGATACCACAGGAACAGGAACCACAGATAGACTACTCAGATGCAGTAGATCCAGATGTAGATGCAGGGTTGTCAACGCCTGATGATGCAGGGGATGTGGCTGTTGAAGACCCGATAGCGGATACTCCCGCGGAAGTAGAAGCGGCCCCTGTTAATGAGGTGCAGGTTTCACCTGATGTGCCTTCACAGCCACAGCCTGGACAGAAGGTGATGTCCCCTGAGCAACAGCAACAGTTAAACGAGTTGTATCAGCGACGGTCTGCGGAAGAGTCCCAAAGGTGGAGGGACCAGGTAGGGCAAACAGCTCGTAATTATGAACAAGCTCTTTCCCAGCAGGGCTATACTCCTGCAATGGCACGAGATCAGGCACGCAGATATGTGCAGCAGGAGCAAAAGTTTAGGGAGCAGGAAACAGAGGCGGCTGAATTGCTGGGTTTTATAGAGGGTAGGCAGCAGGCTGCCATGCATTTTCTTGAGAAGGAAGGGTTAGCAGATAAGCAAATGATCGCAGATATGCGAGCTTTGCAACAGACTGGCTCTCCTGCGGAAATGGAAAAGGAAGCGAGGCGCATGAAGCAGGATCGGAGTCTCCGTGCTGAGAATGCGCGACTAAAGCAGGGACAGGTTCCAGCGCAGTCCTTTGACAATAGTCAGGGGTCAGCGCAGGCATCTTCGTCCAGTGATCAACGCCTGATGGATGCGTACATTAATGGCGATAGATCCGAGGCGGCAGTCTCTGCCGTCCGACGCATAATGCAAGGGAGTTAGGTAAAGGAGGTGCGTAATGGCACAGACTGCAACAACGGGTAATCTAGAAAATGCCCAACGTATCATTATATCGACAGCTCGATATACAGAGGAGCACAACGCTCCAGCCATGAACCTGATTGAGCAGTTCAATCTGCCCAAGGGTTCTAAGCAGGTAACTGTTCCCAAGGTGGGGCAGATGGACATGACTGATCTGGTCGATGGTCAGGACATCATAGATGAAGAAGACATAGGGATGACCACGGTTGACCTGACAGCGGCTGAGGTTGGAGCCAAGATCGTCATTACTGACAAACTTGCCAGACAGAGTGCACAGAACGTGTTCTCTATCATAGGCAGGCAGCTTGGTGACGGCATGGCACGCAAGAAGGACAAGGATGTACTGGCTCTCTATAGTGGCTTTAGCACTGACATTGGTTCAGCAGGCCGCAGCATGAGCCTTGCAAACGTGTCCGCAACTGTAGCGTATGCCAAGGGTAACAAGTTTGGCTCGCAGGTATATATAGTCCAGCATCCATTTGCGGTGTGGGACATAGCCAATACAGCGGTGACGGCATCAGCTACATACCCAGTACCAGCAGGATGGTCTGCTGATTTGTTGGGTAACTTCTTCAGTGGGCTACGCCCGATAAACGGTGTGCCTATATTTGAAGATGGAAATATTTCCATTGACTCAAGTGACGATGCTATAGGTGTTTGTGCTGACAGGTCTGCACTCGCCGTACTCAAGAGCGTTGACACACGGACAGAGCGACAGAGAGATGCATCTCTCAGGGCTACAGAGGTCGTAATCACCAGTGACTACGGCGTATTTGAATTGGACGATGGCAAAGGTGTAGCCCTTACACTAGATGCAGCTACACCAGCAACTAGCTAATAGAGGTATCTAATGGCAATAACAACTAAGGAACGCACAGAGTTGCGACAGGAATTGGTCGGTCAGGGTTACTCATGGAACTACATAGATGAGTGGCAGCCCAAGGTCACGCTGCATCGCCATGCGGCACTTAAAAACCCAAGTGGCGAGATAGTGAGTCCGATAGGGACTAAGCTCGAAAACCTTCCAGGTAGCCCTGACTATGTGAATCGTAAGGCACGCCTAGGGTTATTCCCTTGGCCGCCTAGTAGTAACTGTACTTGTCGATGGTGTGTGCGGGTTGTGTCTGAGCAAGAGAAGGCTAGACCTGTATCAAGCTCGGACACTAAGCGTGCCGTTAAGACAGGACCGTACTATAATCCGCCCAGCTAGGTGTAAAGATTGCCGTGCCTAGTGATATATTAACAACGGTGGTCGCAGGACTTTGAGCCTGTTATAAAGGAGGATTGCTATGGCATTTCCAACAACGATTTATTTGAGTTACGGACAAGAGAAGGTCGAAACTTCCGAGCAGAAGCAGAAGCTCGGCACTAGGGCGCAGACTCCTGACGGCAGGGTTTTCTACTATGCCAAGAACAGTGGTACTGCCATTACAACCGCAGGGCAAATAGTCGATGGCATTGCAGCAGTAGCAGCACATGACATGGACGTAGCGGCAGCGGCAGCTTCCGCAGGGGCCACATCGTTTACGAGTGGTACATCCCTAACAGTTACTAAGAACCAGTATGCCGATGGGTACGTCCTTTTCAACGACGGCCCTGCACAGGGTGAGGTATACCGCATTAAGAGTAACACCGCAGTATCTGGGGCAACTGGCTTAGAAATTACCATTGACGAGCCAGATGGACTCAGGACTGCACTTACTACATCATCCCTGTTTGGTCTGGCGTACAGCCCGTACACAGATGTCAAGATTATTGACGGTGACGGCACTATGACAACTGGGCCACTTGGTGTTACAACCATACCTGTGACGGCAAGCTACTACTGTTGGATACAATCCGCAGGAATAGCCTCGGTATTGTCTGGGGCAGCAGTAGCTGTTGTTGGTGACGCTGTAGGCGTTAGCCAAGCGTCAGGTGAGTCGGGAGCATTTGACCTGTGGGACGTTTCCACTAACGAAGATACTGCTCCTATTGGTACAGCAATGGGCATACCGTCTGTAGATACTGACAACCAGATCGTGATGCTGAATATACGGAACTAGGAACTAGAATGACAGCGGAATTATGGACTCCATCTGGGGCTGTCCCATTAGGGGCAGCCTCGGTTGGACGCAACAAGGAAACAGGAAGCCCGATAGTGGCACACACGGTGTTGCTCAAGGCTAAGGATAGGTTCGGCAGGGAACACAAGATGCGCGTGCAAATCCTTGCTGATGATAGCACCAGCCAGTCAGAGGTCGAGGACATGATGGGCAATGCAGCCGAGAAGTTTCTACAGGAAGTCAGGGAGAAGTATGATAAGCGACCTGCTACTGCTGAAGAAATAAAGCACGCAGGCAAAGCCCTGGATGACTTTCTGAAATACCGTGTTCGGCGCAGGGATAGTACAACAAGGAAAATATACTTTTAAGGAATAGGAATATGATGCAGCAGGATATAACAATTACTACAGAAGATATACAGTCCGTGTTAAGGGCTGATCCAAACGTGGCACTACGAGTGCAGAACCAGGCACTAATGCGAAAGCTGGCGGAGACACAGGCAGAGGTGGACAGGCTAACGCAGGAGCTTGCACAGGCACAGAATGGTAAGAATAAAAAAGGGGGGTAGCTATGCCAAAGGTAGGTAAGCGACACTTTCCGTATACCAGCAAGGGTAAGACGGCAGCCAAGAGGTATGCAAAGGCTACTGGTAAGCCCGTTACAAAGAAGAAGAAGGGTGGCTACTAATGGCTGGCCGACCTGTACGCAACGGTCAGCGCGGCCCGAAGACTCCATCCAAGATACCTAATGTCGAGAAGCTGAAGGACCCAGAGTATGCCTTGGCGTTGTATATTGCACGGCGACGGCGTGAGCAACGAGGGCCTACAGCTCCAGCGAGGTAGTTAATGCCTGTTATACAAGGGAGAACGCGTAAACAGTTAAGGCAGTCCATTGGTTATAACTTAGGAGCCATGCAAACTGGGACTGCTTATGATGCAGGGTCAACAACCACGTTAATATCGTTAACGCTTACTGGTGGTGACGATGTTCATAATGGTAAGTGGATTCTTGTTTCTGATACCAGCAACTCTGACAATACTGAAACCAGGCTTGTTAGTGATTACACCGCATCTGCTTATAGGTTAACGTTAGTGCAGGCTTTATCTTTTGCTACTGCTGCTGGGGATACCTATGAGCTGTGGGATGGGCCGTATAACCCCGAAGCCATACATGACTTTATAAATCAGGCTGTCATTAGCGCAACAGGTAATGCCTATGATCCCATAGAAAACATCTCTCTTCATGGTGACGGGCATCAGACACGGTTCGATATTCCCTCTAACATATCAATGATCTCCAGGGTGGACTACAGGCACAAGATAAACAGCACTCGCATTCATGCCTGTGCTACCACGTTTGACGAGAAAACTGATGGTGACTTTACGCAGTCACTGGATACCAAAGACAGGAAACAGGGCACTCAGGCACTCAAGATGGTCATTGCGGCAGGGGCATCGGCAGGCGACTTTGTCACTGACAGTATTACCAGCAAGGATCTGTCCAAGTATGACACCATAGAGATGTGGGTTAAGAGTACAGTGGCTACAAGTGCAGGCAACCTCAAGCTGTTGCTTGATGACACGGCATCCTGTGGTAGCCCCTTAGAGACGCTGAGTATACCCGCCTTATCTGCTGATACATGGACATTTGTCAGGATGTCTCTATCAAATCCTGAGACAGACACGGCAATCATATCCGTGGGGCTGGAATATGACTCAGACTTAGGCGCTTGCACCGTATGGATTGATGACATCTCGGCAGTACAGAATGATACGGCTGAGTGGACAACGCTTAATAGGCGTAACTGGCGCATTGATAAAGAAGCCAGGGACCTCATCCTTAGTCGAGATGGGCATGATGCTGTGGGATACAGTCTGATTAAGATAGTGGGTGGTGATAAGCCAGCCCTTCTGTCTAGTGATACGACAGCCACTGAGCTAGACGAGAACTTTATCATAGCTCACGCTACTAACCTAGCCCTGATATCTACGTCTGGTGGTCCTACTACAGACCCCGATGCCAAGCGCCAGCTCAGTGCATACTGGTCGGCACAGGCAGAGAGAGCCAGGAGAGCGCTACCCTTGCTAGTGAATGTGAGGCAAGTTGAGTAATGACATCCAAGGTTATAGACACCAATGAAATCTCTCTGAATGGGGTGTACTATCCCATTACACGCCCTATTCGTAGTACCTTAGCGTCTATATACCCTGCCAAGGTGGTCATAGGGGATACATCTAAAGATGACCAGTTGAGATCGTCCATCGTGGCGTGGTCAGACTGGCGTGGCGGCATAGGCATTAACCGCATGGAAGGTGCTGCCGATGTAAACAGGGCATGGTTCAGCACCTGTCAGCTCCGATACAAGAACCACTTAGTCTTAGCAAACCTAGCAGTAGCTACTACTACGCCCACACATAGCTTGGGGCAAACCACCATTGGTGCGATTAACACCTTTAGTAGTGAGGTCTATGCTGCGTGGAATGGCGGGAACGGTGCTACCCCTAAGATATATAAGTATGCTAACGGTGGCGATACATGGTCTGAACTAACCACATCGGGTATAACAGATGAGGTTACAGATAGCGTGGTGTTTACTGATGGCCTTGGCGTTTCATACCTGGTGTTTGCTCACTATGACTCTAACGGCTCTGGCTATTCTTATTCTACCAACGGGACATCGTGGACTACAGACACAAAGGACACCAAGTTCCTGGCTGCATGGGATGATAGGTTATGGGGCATATCTAATGAGGGGCAACTCTGGAGTGCGGCAGCAGTAGGAACTGAGTACGATGATGCGGTGTTGCCTTTGGCAGATGGTAGCGTAACAGCACTGTTTGTGGCACGCAATGCGTTGGGGGTCCCCATAATATATGCTGCTACTACTGAGGGGCTGTTCGCACATGATGCAGACAACGCCATGTGGGAAGCCACGCAATTTACGTTCCCTGTTCACCCTGATAATGGTAAGGGTTCTACAAGGTGGAGAGAGTCGGTCTATATTCCCTCTGGCAATGGCATCTATAAGTATATTAACGGTAGTAACAGTGCAGTTGTTAGCGTTGTTGGCCCAGACAGGGATGATGGGATGCCCTCTGATAAGCGAGGGGTGATTCGTACTATAGCAGGCAGTCACAACGAGTTATTGATAGGCATAGACGCACAGGTAGCCCCGCTAGTGGACACCTATGATTCAATCCCACGCCAGTGGCAAAGCCATATGGGTAGCCACGTTATGGCAGATGATACAGGCTATAGCACCATCCTGGGGTATAACGAGCTGGGATGGGAAGTAAAATGGATAGCCAGTGACACTGGCACAACCTTTGATTATATGCACGTTAGCTCTGCATATAACAAATATCGACTGTGGTGGGGGGTCAATGGAGTTGTTAACTTTATGGACCTACCAAAGGATATCATTAACCCTAGCGAGGTAGATGACTTTGCCTATGCAACCACTGGGGTCCACGAGACACCCTGGTTCAATGCGGGGCAGTCGGAGGTAGATAAGCTGGCACTCAACCTACGGATTGAATGTCAGGATTTGTCAGCCGATGAAACTGTCTTGGTGCAATACGCCACAGACTACACAGAAACCTATACAACTGCTGTGACGTTAAACACAACAACAATGGGAGCTGCTGCGGGCACATACACCTATGCGTTTGGATCTAGTGTGGGTACATCGTTCCGTGCGATCAAGTTTAAGCTCACATTGTCCAGGTCTACGGCTACAACAACAGGGCTGGAGAAGTTCAAGAGTCCAGATGTTATTAGCCTAACTATGGAATGGAGGAAGAAGCTCCCTGCAAAGTGGGGGCATACAGCGGAAGTGGACTTGAACAGGCCGTACAGGGGCAAGGAACCCAAGGACTTGAGAGCTGCGTTGATATCAGCTATTGAGAGCACAACGCTAGTGGAGTTTACCTTTAGGGATGATAGTGGTGGAACCAGGAATTACTATGTAGATGTTACGGCAGCGGTAGGAATGGAATATACAGGAAGAGATGAAAGGGGTTCAACGCAGATTTCTGTGGTTGAACCGTAGGTGAAGCATGAGATTAGTAACTGGTGTTACAACCGTGAGTAGTGCAGGCACAAGGGTGCAATTAAACAACGTCACCAATAGGGTGAAGTTTATTAAAGCAAAAGCATTGGCTGGCAACTCTGGCTTGGCATATGTAGGGGTGTCTGATGTAGCCTCTACGACAGGATATGAGCTGAGTGCCAGTAACGAGATAGAATTAAACTTCGGAGACTTCGGGGGATCTGTACCAGCAAATGTATTCTATGTGGATGCTGCAACGAATAGCGATAAGGTGTGCTGGACAATGATATTGGAAGGCTAATGACCACACAACAGATCACAGAAGCACCTCAAGGATGGCCTGGATCGCTGCCAGAATATATTGCCTATGTTACCTTTGAGCAGCTAGGCAAATCGCCAGGGGAGGACTTCACTTATCAGTCTGCTCGTATGGGAGGGCGGCTGGATAAGGGCGGAGTTATACTTGATTTCGTGTTTCACAACCCCCCTAACTTGGCAGTTAATATACAGGGTGTATACTATCATTATGAAACAGGCGTGAACACACAGGCTAGAGACTTGTTTGCTCGTGCCCAGGTAGAGGGGGCAGGGATACGGTTGATCTTTATAGATGACGACGATCTGTTCAGAGATCCACAATACTATTGTCGAGAAGCCTTAAATTACAGGGACCACTCTCGGATAGCAGGGAGGTAACATGGCTATTAACTTCAGAGGATACTTGTTTGATGACTCTGGTAACGCTATCCAGGGGGCTACGGTACAGCTTCTTGAGCAAGATGGTGACGAGGAGGCAACTACAACTACCAGCTCCACTGGCCTTTGGTATTTTAATGAGGCTGATCAGGATAAATACGACATAAAGATTACACGGGGTAGTTCGATACGGTACATCCAGTGGGATGACCAGATATCCCTCAAGGAAATAGATGTCCGTAATGATTCAGCGGCAACCACTCCTGCGTTAACAGCCACAAACCTTACAAACAGCACGGCTAACCAGGTAGCTGTATTCAGCGGAGCTAACACAACTCGGGCTGATGGGGATGTAATTTATCTTTCTTACAAGTTGGCTAATTCTGCTGGAGAGCTAACTGAGTTTGCACGAATGATTGTAGAGGCAGAGGATACTTACAACGGAAGTGAAGACGGTGCTATTC